AGTTACTCACCTCTTGAGTGTCGCTTAGGTGTAAGGGGCGCTCACCGCCCCACCCAAACTCTTTCTTTATCATGAAATCCTTCCCCCCCGCTACTGCCCTGATCTCCTTCCTGATGGGCATTGATTATAAAAAGCACTACAATTCCCTGATGGATACTGTAGTCATGGTCTGTGCGATTGTCGCCGCTGTCTGCACTCTTGCCTCTGAGAAGTGGGTTGAGCACCGTATGTCCACCCGTTGCAAGATTGCGTTCCGCGCAGTCAAAAAGTACGCTAAGGTTTCTTATACCTGGGTGCGTAATGTCGCAGTTCCTTATGTTCAGAACGTCGTGATTCCGTTCGTGAAAGACGCTATCTCTGAGGTTCGTTCGTATCGCTCTGCCCTGCAAGTTGCCTTCGGGTGAGTTATACTTAGGGGTGAGCAATTAAAGTTACTCACCTCTTGAGTGTCGCTTAGGTGTAAGGGGAACGGCAGCGCCCTAAAGACTCCAAAAAATCCACTCTGATTCTTTACTCTTTTCATCATGCAATTCGCTATCTCTAACAGCACCTCTATCGAGAACATTGCTATCAACGACAACACCGCTACTTTGACCTTTAAGGGTAACCGCTCCTATGATTACACGCTGAACGATGTTGCCAACTTTGTAAGTGCACTGAGCAAGGTTATTGAAAGCGGTGAATCTGTCGGTCGGTTTGTGAACAACAGCATCAAATCTGAGGTTCTTATGCCTATCGCTGCTGCCTGATAGTTGTGTGGGGTGCTTATACTTAGCACCCCTTCTTTATTCGTTATTCTTTATATCACGAATAAGCAGTTTATTCGTTATTCGTATCAGCAGTATATGCGATTAATTGTTTATTCTTATAGGCGGGCGTGCCCGTATAAGAATTCGAAACTACCCTAACCTACAGAGGTGACAAAACGCGAGAGAACTATAAGGATCAAAAAATTTTTCGCCGAGTAAAAAAACCATGAGAACCCCGCCGAGATTACTATGAGAAGACGCCGTGACCCTTATTGGAATTTCTGGAAGGTAGTCTTTGCGGGATGGTTGATACGATATCCGGGGAGATTCTTTAATATATTCCGATTTCCGTTTTTTATGCTAGTGGGCATTTGCGTAATTGTGATATATAATTCAGTTTCAAAATGAGACTCAGAGAAAAAAATTCTGAAAAATTTTTTATGGTTGAAAATGTTTATCACATATATGCAAAGGATCGTTGCATATATCACTCACTAAAAAAAGAAGAATTTGAGATTATATGGGAATCTCTCAACAAGCTTGTAGAGATATACACAGAGGTTGGTAGGAGCGATTTACAGTATGAGGTAGTTACAAAAAACCCTCAACTGATTCAAGAGGGTTCTTATTGACAGATATAAATATTGGGAATAAAATGACATTGAGGTTTTATTAAACAAATGGCAAAAGGATTTACTGTAAAAGCAAAGGCACCAGAGATTACAAAGACTGAAGAATGGGATTATGCTGCGATTAGGGAGCGTATGGCAGGAAAGAGCATTGTATTTTGTCTTCCAGGTCGCGGATGTTCTTTTACATTCTTGAAGAGTTTTGTACAACTGTGCTTTGATATGGTACAGAATGGTATGAGTATTCAAATTTCTCAGGACTATTCTTCAATGGTTAACTTTGCACGTTGTAAGTGTCTTGGTGCAAATGTTCTGAGGGGACCAAAGCAAAAGCCATGGGATGGTAAGTTGCAGTATGATTATCAATTGTGGATTGATAGTGATATTGTTTTCAACACAGAAAAGTTCTGGCAACTTTGCGATCTCGCACTTTCTGAAGATGGCACAGAACGTGAGATCACAGCTGGGTGGTATGCTACAGAGGACGGGCGCACGACCTCAGTTGCTCACTGGTTGGAGGAAGATGACTTCCGTAACAATGGCGGAGTTATGAATCATGAGACCACAGAAACCATGTCGAAGCGTAAGAAGCCTTTTACAGTGGATTACACTGGATTTGGTTGGGTTCTGATTAAGAATGGGGTATTTGAGAATCTTGAGTATCCTTGGTTTGCACCTAAGATGCAAGTCTTTGAGTCTGGTGCCGTACAAGATATGTGTGGAGAGGACGTTTCCTTCTGTTTAGATGCAAAGGAAGAAGGCTTTGAGATCTGGTGCGATCCTCGTATTCGTGTTGGACACGAAAAAACTCGTGTAATTTGATTGGAGATTTAACTTATGGCACTTAATAAGACTATTTTTACTCCGGCGCCTCCTAAAAAGACTCGCCAAGGTCGTTCTGCTCACACTTTGCTTTCCGCAACATCTCGTAATGGACGCAAGAAAAAGTATCGTGGGCAAGGTAAATAGATAAAGAATAGTTTCTTTTGGATGTACCATTTAGAACCTTCTACAGAATGGAATTCAATCCATCCAAAAGACTTATGGGTTTATAATAAACTCATTTTAAATCGTCTTCTAGGGCATCTCTGTGGACCTACAGGGGTGCCTGTTTCATATTCAGGGTATTATATCGTCCGACCAAGTATTAATTTACTTGGTATGGGGCGATTTTCGCGTAAGGAGTGGATTGATAAGGACACTGAACACTTTCATCCTTCTGAATTCTGGTGTGAGATCTTTGAAGGTGAGCACATAAGTGTTGATTACCAGAACAAAAAGGCAAAATTGGTTGTCAAAGGTGAAAGAGATGTTAATGATCCTTACTATAAATGGAAAAAGTGGTATATAATAGACAAGGAAGTGGAATTTCCACAAATATTAGAAGAATTGGTTGGAGATTATGAGTGGATCAACTGTGAATTCATTGGAAATAGACTTATAGAGGTTCATTTTAGAAGAAATCCCGACTTTAGATATGGTAATAGAGTCGCAATACCAGTTTGGAAAGAAAATGATAAGGTAGAATACGATAATTTACACTTTGTTGAGGATGAAGATTACTTAAGAAAAGGATTTTACATTGATTCCGGGATAGAAACCCCGTAAAAAGTTCTGTTCAACCCCAAAAAGGAGAAAACAGATGGCAATGCACCCAAATCCAGACCGCGATTCAAGTTACATGAGAGAAATGTGGGGCACAAGTGGTCTTATTACTGATTATTGGACCAAAGCACCAGAAAAAAAGATGCTTCGAGAGATCAATAATGATGACATGACACCTAAAAAACATGATTTTGGTGTTCAAAATGAAATTCATTCAAAAATACGTAATGACAGCGACTATGACGACTGGGAATATGGAACAGAACCTATTTTTGGGTGATAAATAAGATAGAATTATTACTTTTTAGATGCCTCTAGAACGTGTTAGTAAAAGTTTTAAGGACATTAGCCTGTCGTTTCAGGTTAATCCCTTAAGCTTTGATCTAATTGAATTAAAAAATGAAACTGCAATAGCACGTTCTATTAGAAATCTAGTATTTACTGTTCCTGGAGAAAAATTCTTTAATCAAAATATAGGATCCAAGGTATCCCAAAGTCTTTTTGAAAACATTGATATTTTGTCTGCTTCTGTGATAAAAGACGAAATTAAAAATACAATTAAAAATTATGAACCTAGGGTTAATTTAACTCAAGTAAAAGTGGAACCAAATTTTGAGGATAATCAATTTGACGTTACTTTAATTTATGACATTATTGGGATTGAAGCTTTACCTCAACAGTTATCATTTGCATTACTACCAACACGATAATGGCACTAGTAAACTTCACTAATTTAGATTTCGATCAGATTAAGACTTCAATAAAAGATTACTTAAGATCAAATTCCGATTTTACGGATTATGATTTTGAGGGATCAAATTTATCTGTTATTATTGACACCTTAGCGTATAACACATATATTGCATCATATAATGCGAATATGGTTAGTAATGAAGTTTTTATTGATAGCGCAACTCTTAGAGAGAATGTTGTATCTCTTGCAAGAAATATTGGATATGTTCCGAAGTCTAGAACAGCAGCAAAGGCAATAGTAAGTTTTTTTGTAGACGTTAGTGATATAACTCCGGCACCATTATCTTTAACTTTACAAAAAGGTTTAGTTTGCTCTTCTACATCATTTGGAAATAGAAATTATACTTTTTCAATATTAGATGATATAACTGCTCCAGTTGTAAATGGGATCGCAACTTTCGATTCTATAGAAATTTTTGAAGGAAATTATATAAAAAATAGTTTTACTGTAGATAGTCTCAACAAAAATCAAAGATACATTTTAGAAAATAGAAATATTGATACAAATACTCTCAGGGTTTCTGTAAAAGATAGTTCTAGTAGCACTGAAACAAGAAAGTTTATAAATTCTAGCAGCATACTTCAAATCAATTCTACTTCTAAAGTATTTTTTATTCAGGAAGTTCAAGATCAACAATATGAATTAATTTTTGGAGATAATGTTATAGGCAAAAAATTAGATAATGGAAATATAATAGAAGCATCATACATTGTAACTAATGGTCCTGAGGGAAATGGATTTAATAGTTTTAATTTTTCGGGAAGAATTGTTGATAGTAGAGGAAATCCAGTAAGGCAAGGAATTTCTATATTAACAGTAGATTTTAATTCTCAAGGAGGTTCTGAAATAGAATCAGTATCTTCAATTAAAAACTTTGCCCCAAGACTTTATTCGACACAAAACCGTGCTGTAACTTCTTCGGACTATGAAGTCATAATTCCAAAAATTTATCCAGAAGCAGACTCTGTAAATGTTTTTGGTGGAGAAGATTTGGATCCTCCACAGTATGGAAAGGTTTTTATAACAATAAAACCTTCCTTTGGAACATTTTTATCAAATACTATAAAAGATAATATAAAAAATGATTTAAAAAAATTTAGTGTTGCTGGAATAATACCAGAAATACTTGATGCTAAAATTCTTTATATTGAATCATTATCTAATGTATATTATAATCAAAATCTAACTTCTTCCCCAAATGATGTAAAAGGAGAAATAACCGATAATATTAATAAATATGCAAATTCAAAAGAAATTAATAAATTTGGTGCAAGATTTAAATATAGTAAGTACCAAAATATAATAGACAATTCTGACCAATCTATAACTTCAAATATAACAAAAATTCAAATAAGAAGAGACTTGAAAATACTGGCAAATCAACCAGTAGAATATGAAATTTGTTTTGGTAATAAATTTTATATTAAAGATGATGAGGGATATAATATAAAATCTTCAGGATTTAATGTTGCAGGTATACAGAGACCTGTTTATATTTCAGACTTTCCAAATTCAGATTTAAAAACTGGAAATATATTCTTATTCTATTTAAATTCAAAGTCAGAACCAGTAATCGTTGAAGAAAATATTGGTTTTATTGATTATGAAAAGGGAGAGATTAGAACTTTTCCTCTAAATGTGGTTTCTACATTAAATTCTTTTGGCGGAACTCCAATTATAGAAATATCAGCCATACCAAAATCAAATGATATTATTGGTTTACAAGATCTTTATTTGCAACTAGATAGTAATAGAGTTGAAATTGTAATGACTCCAGATAATATTGAATCTGGATCAGATTCTTCTGGATCAAACTACATTTTTACATCAAGCTATTTCAACGGAGACCTAGTAAGAAATTAATAAATGGACAATACAAGAATAAAAATTAGCTCAATAGTAGAAAGTCAACTTCCAATTTTTGTTAGAGAAAATTTTCCTCTAGTAAAAGAGTTTTTGACAGAATATTATCGTTCACTTGACGTTAAAGGTGGAGTATATAATATTATACAAAATATTGATGATCATATAAAAGTAGATAAAAATTCAAATCTTGTAGAATCCACTTTTCTTATTTCAAATGTTAGTCTTATTGATAATGTTATTAATGTAGATTCTACTGATGGATTTCCTGATACTTATGGATTGATTAAAATAGACTCTGAAGTTATATTATATAAAAACAAAACCAGAACTACATTTGAAGGATGTGTAAGAGGGTTTAGTGCTATAACTTCTTATAGAAGTGGACTGGATGAAAATTTCACTTTTGAAAATACTTTATCTGAAATTCACAATGTAGGAACAGAAAATAATCCAAAAACTGTATTAAATTTAAGTATACTTTTCCTAAAAAAATATTTTGAAAAAACTAAAAAACAATTTCTTCCTGGATTTGAAGGGAGAAAGTTTTTTGAATCTTTAAATTCTGCTACGTTCTTAAAAAATTCTAAAGATTTTTATTCCTCAAAAGGAACAGATGAGTCTTTTAAAATTTTGTTTAGAGTTTTATTTGGAAAAGAAGTAGACGTAATAAAACCAAGAGATTATCTTATACAACCTTCAGATGCTCAGTATAGAGTAACAAAAAATATTGTTGTCGAACAAATTAGTGGCAATGTATTGGAATTGAGAAATAAGACAATATTTCAAGATGAGCAGGGATTTATTAATAAGGCTTTTGGAACTGTTACTGAAGTAGAAGAGATTTTTAGGAATGGAAAAAAATATTATATACTAAAATTAGATAAAGATTTTAATAAGGATATTAATGTTTTAGGTACAATTTTTGGCGATTTTTCTATACACCCCAAAACAAAAATTGTAGAAAGTGTTTCTGCAAATAGCAAATCTATTATTGTAGATTCTACAGTCGGATTTCCAAAAAGTGGAACTTTAATATATTCAGGCCTTAATGGTAATTTTTTGATCTCTTACGAAGATAAAACATTAACACAATTTATAAATTGTTCGGGCATAGTAGAAGATTTGAAGAGTGGTGATGATTTACCTTTAAATGTATATGCTTATGGATTTTCTAGTTCAAGTGAAGAAATTAGATTTAGAATAGGTGGCGTAATATCTGATGCAAAGGTTGTAGGAAAAGGTAGAAAATATTTTAAAAATGATCCAATAAAACTTTCTTCTTTTGGATATAACAATAAAAATGATTTTAAGTCTAATAATTGGATATTTAATGTATCAGTAAGTTGTGAAGTTGAAAGTTTTACTTCAGAAGGTTCGGGATATTTTAAAATTAAGACATTTGATAATAACAACATAAAAAATGAAGATTTTGTAGAAATAGACTATTCTACCGATGAAGGAAGAGTTACAAGAATTTTTAAGGCTTTAGTTTCTGAGGGAAGTATACCAAATAGAGAGTTTATTATCAATAAAGTTGGATCTGAAATAAGAAAAATATTTTCTATAAGAAAGGTAATATCAACATTTAAAGATGGATCTCCTTCAGATGTGATAAACACTTATCAGGAGAATGGAAAATCTGACTTGTATATAACTTCAAATTCTCTCCCAAATTATGGAGATTCTATAATCCAGATTGACGATTTTAAATTAGAAATTAATGAATTAGACAATTTTTCAATATTTTCACGCGACCATGGATTTATCACAGGAGATGCAGTAGTTTATAGTTATACTGAAGGATATACTGGAGAAGTTCTTTCAATACAACCAGGAGTTTATTATGTAAAATTTATAAATGAATCCGAATTTAAACTTGCAAGAAGTAAAGAAAATATTGAAAAAAGCAATAATTTAAAAAATAACAGCGGATTTGTAAAATTACTTGACGATTCAAAAGATATTGTACCAAGAAAAACTGGATTTTCGAATAACTTTATTGGGCTTTTAAGTTTTTCAACAAAAAACCTAAATCCAGATTCAATTGGACCACAAAAGTTAGTAAGAAAATTAATAAATCCAAAAACAACAGCATTAAAAAAAGAAACTTCTCCCGGTCCTACAGGAATATTTCTAAATGGTGTTGAATTATTAAATTATAAGTCAAATGATGTAATTTTTTATGGAGGAATAGAATCTGTTGATGTAGTTTCTCCCGGAGAAAACTATAGCATATTAAATCCTCCAGAATTAAAAATTACTTCTGCTATAGGAAATTCGGCATTTGGATATTGTGGATTGGAGGGATCTTTAGAAAGAATTGATATTATTGATCCTGGATTTGATTATATACAAGATCCAGTTGTTAACATTTCCGGAGGATCTGGTTCTGGAGCAAAAGCTTCTGTAAACTTAATACCAATAGAAAATAGTATAGACTTTGATTCGACTATAAGAAATCAAAGAATAAATTTATTAGCAAATCAAGTTGGATTTAATACCTTCCATAGATTTAATACAGGTGAAATAGTAAACTATTCTTCTAATGGTCAAGTCGAAATATTAGGATTAAAGAGTAATTCAAATTATTTTGTAAAAGTTATAGATGATTTTACAGTAAAATTATTTAAATCTTTCCAAGATTCTATAGATGGAACAAATGAAATTGACATTGGTGGAGTTTCTAACAATACATATGGTCAAGGTAACCATACGATAAAATCAAAGAATAAGAAATTTAGTATAGGATCTTTATCAATACTAGAGTCTGGATCTGGATATAAAAATAAAAAAATTACTGTAGATCCTATTGGAGTCAATACTTCTTTTGACCAAATAGAAGTTTATGAGCATCCTTATAAAACAGGGGAAATATTAACTTATTATTCTACAGGACAAAATATTGCAGGAGTTTCTTCAGGATCTTACTATGTCACAAGAATAGATGATAAAAAGTTTAAACTTTCCCAAATCGGTATTGGGACTATAGCGAAAGATTTTTATTTTAAAACGCAGCAATATTTAAATTTTGTAGATCAAGGATCTGGAAAGCATGTATTTAACTATGAACCAATAAAAATTTCTGTAAGTGGATATGTTGGAGTTTCTACAATAAATCAAAAACAATTTAATTCAATACTAAGACCAATTTTTAGAGGGTCCGTATCTTCAATCTTTATCGAAAATTCTGGAGTTGGTTATGGATCTTCCGATATAATTAATTACAATAGACAACCAGGTTTTGATTTATTACTTGGTAGTGGAGCAGAAGTAATTCCAGTTATATCCGAAGGAAAAATTGAAGAGATTTTAATTTTAAATTCTGGTTCGAATTATACAGAACCACCTGATGTTGTTATAGAGGGTAATGGTTTAGGTGCTGTATTGACTCCAATAATTGAAGAAGGAAGACTTAAAGAAGTTAAAGTAATATTTGGAGGATATGGTTATAATAAAGAAAATACAAAAATAAATTTAGTGTCACCAGGATCTGGATGCAAACTTAAAGCCAATATAAAGAAATGGACAATAAACAATTATGAAAGACTAATAAAGAAAAACAAGATTGGTAATGATGATGGAATTGTTTACAAGGGATTGAATCCAAATTATGGACTGGAGTACAGTCACCTATATGCCCCAAGAAAATTAAGAGAAAAATTACTTTCCGAGTCAAGAGAAGACGATAAGATCGTTTACAGATCCGATTATTCAAATGACAAAAATATTACAAAGTTCCATTCACCAATAATAGGATGGGCTTATGACGGAAACCCTATATACGGACCTTATGGATATCAATTAAACACAAAGGGAAGTGAATTTAGAGTATTGCAAATGAAATCTGGATATGCGGATCCAATAGACACTCAAGAGGGTAGACCAGATAAAAAGTTATATCCATCAGGATTTTTTGTTGATGATTATATTTTCAATTCCGAAGGAGATTTAGATGAAAATAATGGAAGATTTTGTGTAACCCCAGAATTTCCTCAAGGAACTTATGCATATTTTTGCACCATAAGTGAAACTGATGTAAAAACCTCTAGTGGTAGAGGTGTAGGTATATTCAATAACGATAGAGAACCAAAATTCCCATATGTAATTGGAAAAAGTTTTAATTCTGATCCTATAAATTTCAACTTTAATTTAGAGTCTAATCAGGATCAATTTAATTTTATAGAAACACCTTTAATAAGAAATACTTTTCCGTATAATACCAGAAGTAAATTTTCTGAATATAAATTTTTAGAAAATAACAACAAATCATATAAAGTAAGAGATTCTATAATAAAATCGACAAATACTTCTGGAGTTAATAATATAAGAGTTATTTCTGGTGGGGATAATTATTCTATTGGAGATCAAGTAATTTTTGACAATGAAGGTACTGGAGGATCTGGAGCAATTTTTAAAGTAAATAGCATTGCAGGAAAACCAATACAATCAATAAATTTATCAACAATTTCTTTAGATAATTTAGAATTTACTTCATATAGAGGAAATTCTAAAATTATAGGATTTTCTACAGTTCCACACAATCTATTTGATAAGGATAATGTATTATTAAATTCTACAGGAAATTCTGCAATAAAAGGAAATTTTGAAGTTCAAGTTTTAAAAAATACTTTAGTATTGACAAGGGACGTTCCTGCAGGAAATGGAGTTCAATATTTTGAAGTTGATGGGGAACTATCATACCCTTCAATTAAAGAAAATGACATTTATACCATAGATTCTGAAAAAATTAAAGTATTGAATATAGAAAAAGAGTCTTCTAGAATTAGAGTTTTGAGAGAGTTTGATTCTACTGTTGGTGCAGCGCATACAGCCGCATCAGTTTTAATAGAAGAAAGTAATAAAATATCTGTTGATTATCCAAATGAAAACTTTAGATATAAAATCAACAGAGAGTATTATTTTGATCCTCAAGAGTCAATTGGATTTGGTACAGAAAGGTCTCAAAAAGTATTTACAAATCCTGGAGTAGGAGTTACCACTTTACAATTCAACCCAAGATCAATTTATCTTAAAAATCACGAGTTAGAGACTGGAAATATAGTTACATACCAATCTAATGGAAGTCCAATAGCAGTTTCTACAGATGGAAGTTCAATCTTTTCTATAAATGATTTTGATAGGTTTTATGTTGCCAAATTGTCTGATGACTTCATTGGACTATCTACAGATAGGGTAGGATTAAATACTTTAGGAGAATATACAAATTCAGATTTATCGGTAGGACTTTTATATTTTAATAGTACTGGGATTGGATCATATCACAGTATTACAACAGTATATGATGATAGATTACTGGTAAATGCAGAAAAAAATACTGCTATAGTTTCTACAGCATCTAGTCATGGTTTATCAGTAAACGATTTAGTAAAAATTAATATCTCTTCTGGAATTTCTACAGAATATAAAGTAAAATATAATGACTCATATAGAAGAATTATTGTTGGAGAGGTTTCTTTTGATTCTGCGGATGTTGATATTGATTTGGATACAATTAGAATTGAATATCATGGATTTGTTGACGGACAAAAAGTAATTTATAATTCAAATTCTCCTTCAATTGGATTATCAGACAATCAAATATATTATATTGTTGTTTATGATAAAAATAGAATAAGACTTTCTTCCTCAAAATATGATTCTACTAAAAAAGATAAAAATTATATTAATATCCAATCCACTTCATCTGGAACTTTATCGCCAATAAACCCACCAATAAAAGTTGTAAAAAATTCTAAACTTATATTTGACTTATCCGATGCAAGCCTTACTTCACCGATAGGTGGAGGAAAGGTATCAGCAATACCACCAGCATTTAAATTTACATTATATAAGGATATAGGTTTATCTGATGTTTTATTTGCATTTGATCAAAATGGCAATTCAAAAATTGCTTCTCAAACAACAGGTTCTTCAATTAGACAACTAGAAGTTGATATAGATTCTACATTCCCAGATACATTTTATTATAATTTAGAACCCATAAATGAAAATGTTGTAAAAATAAAATCAGAGGTTCAAGTTGACACCGAAGTCGATTTCAATAATCAAATAATATTAAAAGATAGTTCTTTATCTGGAGAACAGATAATTTCTTCAGTAGGACTTACAACTTTTAGTTATAATATAATGGAAACTAATGAAGTTGCATCGTATGATACAAGCAATTCGGCATTATCTTACACAACAAATTCTAATAGTTCTAAAGGACCAATATCTGGGTTTGAATCAATATCTTTTGGATCTAAGTATGAAAAATTTCCCAATATAACTGGTGTAGAGTCAAATGAAGGAAAAGGTGCTATTTTAATACCGGTATCATTTAAAATTGGATCAGTAAAATCTATAGAAATAAGGGATATTGGGTATGAGTATACTGCGGATACGACTTTAAAGCCATTTATAAGGTTACCACAAATATTCAGATTAGAGCCCCTATCAAATATAAAGTCTGTGGGAATATCTTCTGCAGGTTTTAATTATAAATTCCCACCAAAACTAGTAGTTAAAGATAATTTCACAAATAAAATTGTAGAAGACATTATATTAGATTATGACTTAAAAGCATCTGAAGTTAAAATAATAAAAAATACTCAGGGATTTTATAATAATATTCCAACAATAATACCAACAAACAATAGTAATGGGTTTTCAATATCAAACATAACATACGATTCTATTAATAAAGAAGTCTCAGTAACCTTAAAGAATAACTTTTCTTCAATTTCAAATAATCCATTTAAAGTTGGAGAAAATTTAATTGTAGAAGGAGTATCAACAAGTTCTGGAATTGGATATAATTCCAAAAATTATAATTATTCTTTATTTAAAATTACGGATGTAAATCTTTTAGGACCTCTTCCAATCATAAAATATTCTTTAGAGGGAAAATTAACAGGATCTCAAATTCCAGGAATTTATGATGAAGATAATTCTTCAGGAACTATAACTCCAGAAAGATATTTTCCAATTTTTAATGTTACTTTAGGAAAAAATAATTTTTCATTGAAAGAAACGGTTAGATATGGAAATAAAACAGGAAAAGTTGTTGATTGGGATTCTAAAAATGAAGTAATAAAAATTTCAACAGAATTTGATTATGAAAATGAATCCATTATGGAAGGACTTTCTTCTAATAGTAAGGCTTTTATAAGAGCAAATCAATCTTTTGATTCTTACTATGATATTGCTTCATCTTCCAACATAGAGAATGGATGGAGAACTAACACAGGGTTTTTAAATGATTCAATTCAAAGAATACCCGATAATGATTATTATCAATATTTTTCTTACTCATTAAAGTCTGAGGTTGGAATTAATAATTGGATTACTTCAGTAAATGATTTAAATCATACTGTAGGATTTAAGAAATTTTCTGATCTTCAAGTAATATCATCTCCAAAAGATTTTACTGGAATAAGCACAGTTCAAAGAGAAGAAAAATTGGAAGTTGTAGTTGACTTAAATAGTGAAGTGGACGTTAATTGTGTTTTTGATTTTGATTTGGTGACAGAAAATTATTTTTACATTAATGATAGTTTAACTTCCGATGAAATTTATCTGGATGGAAAAATTATACAAGATTATTCCGAATCTATAGGAAACAGAGTTTTGTTAATAGATGATATAAGTAATGAATTTAATACAAGACTACCAGCAACTTTTGTAACATCATTTAATATCTAACTTAAGAAAAAATGGCAAAAATAAGATCTCAAAAATTATTTTTAAATGCAGTAGATACTAGGTTTAGTGGTAGAAGGCAATCCAGCATTGTTGGATCCTTAACAAATGGAACAGACCTTTTCATCAACACTTATGCTAAAGTTTTTACTGAAGACGAACTTGGTAGTTTTGATGTAGTTGTTCAACCTAACGGGCAGAATACTCTAGATTTTTTCCCTTTGGACGGAAGAGTAAATGAATACAATTATAGCTTTATAAGCTATAATATAATGCAAAATATTGTTGATGTAGATTCAACTTCTATTGGAGACATTGTAAGTATAGGTTCTTCAAATTCTTTTTTGGGACTTTCTTCCGGAACTATAACAAAAATACCTACTGATTTTACTTCTTCAAAAATATTGGTAGAGATTTCAACTTCAAATAATTTTTATGAATATACTGAAATAACTTTAGTAAAAGATCCTAGCACTAATGGAATTATTATTTCTGATTTTGGAAAAATAATTTTTGATAATGATACTACAGTTGCTGGTTTAGGCACTTTTGATGCTTATGTTTCAGGATCTTCAATAAATTTAGATTTTTTTCCAGATAGTTTATCTATTGGTGAAGTTACTACAAATACGGTCAATATTTCAATTGCAAATACAAACTTTAATCTTGAAGGATCTATTCCATTAAGATTTGGAACTTTAAAGTCAGTAAAAACTTCAATATCTTCAAGTCCGTCTCCTATAGCAACTGTTGTCGGATCTTATGACGAAAATTTTGAATCTACTTATATAATTGCTCAAGTTACCGATATTGATACTGGAGAAATAGAATTTTCAGAATTATTTGTTGTAAGTAATAATTTAGACGCACCTTTTGTCGAATATGGAAATTCTGTAACTTCCGGATTTTTAGGATCTTATAGTACTAATGTAATAGGATCAACTACTCAAATACTTTACACACCATTACCAGGCACTAATGTAGAGGTTGTACTATTTTTAAATGATTTGTCTTCAGTAGAGTTTGGTGGTTTTCCTACAGATATTGATCTCGAAAATTCTAATGTAAGTACAGGAATTGCCATATTTGGTTCTGCAGACAAAACATCTTTTGATTTAAAATATAGAGGAGATTTTATATTTGAAAAACTTTTTAGAGGAGATCTTCCTTCTATAGTTGATGTAGATGATGATATAATTAAAATTCCAAACCACTTTTTTGTTACCGGAGAGCAAGTATCGTATAAAACAGATATCTTCAACTCTTCGAACACATTTTCTGCAATAGGAATATCTAATACTACAATTGTTGGAGTGGGTATAACAAATAAACTTTCTGGAGAACTTTATGTGTATAAAGTCGATGAAAGTAGAATAAAACTTGCAACTTCTGCTGAAAACGCTCTCGCACAGATTCCAAAATTAATAGATATTACTTCAGTTGGACTGGGAAAAACCCATTATATTGAATCAACAAAACAAAACCAAAAGTGCATTATAACTATAGATAATATAATTCAATCTCCCATTAATGTAAGTGCTTTTGGAACCAGCATTCTTTTAAATGATTTAGTTTCAAATACTTCAGAGACTACTTTAAATTTGCCTAGCATAAAAGATTTTTCTGCTGGAGATTTTATTAAAATAGATGATGAAGTATTAAAAATAACCTCTTCAAATGAATTAACTAATTCAGTTGAAGTAATCAGGGGGTTTTATGGTACTGGAATATCATCGCACACTACAAATACCTTAATAGAAAAAATTGAAGGTAATTATAACATAGTTGGAAGTAGAATTTATTTTGGAGAAGCACCTTTTGGTGAAGATGTTTTAAGTACAAATTCTCTAGGGAGCGTTAATATTGATGGAACAATAAAGTCTTCTTTCCATGGAAGAGTCTTTATGAGATCCGGAATTCCTGGCAGTTCTGAAGAAACATATAAAGAAAATTATCTTTTTGATGATATTTCGGATCAATTTAATTCAAAAGATAAGGAATTTATATTAAAGTCCAACAATTTGGATGTACTTGGAATTTCTACGGACAGATCAATTTTATTGATAAACAATGTAATTCAAATTCCAGAAGATGACTTTTCTTTAAGTCAAAATTTGACAAACACTACTTTAGAATTTACGGGAACTGCATCTTCAATATCATACGATCAAAATAATGCTTCTATTCCTAGGGGAGGAGTTCCAATTTCTATAGGTTCTTCAAATGGATTTGGATATCAACCACTAGTTTCAGCAGGAGGAACAGTTTTAGTTTCTACTGCAGGAACAATATCTTCAGTATCAATAGGAAACAGTGGTTCGGGGTATAGAGAAGGAATACAAACATTAGTCAGAGTTGGAGTTCAGACATATAGTACTGGAGTTCCAAATATAGAATATATTGGAAATGCTACAATTTCTGGTGGAAGTGTTGTTGGAGTAAGTATAACAAATCCAGGATCAGGTTACCTTCAATCAGATCCTCCAAAGTTAATCATAGATTCTCCTCTATCATATTCAGACATACCTTTAATATACGCAAACGGTTTTTCTGGATTAGGTACGGAAGCAAAAATAGACGTAGTTGTTGGTCAAGGGTCTAGTGTTATTAGTTTCAATATTAAAAATTATGGATATTCATATTCTTCAGGAGATGTTTTGACTATAGAAACTGGAGGATTGACAGGAATTCCTTCAGACTTATCTAAGCCATTTGAAGATTTTTATATTAATATAATTGATGTAGTAAGGGACAATTTTTCTGGATGGTATGTGGGGGGACTAAAACTTCTTGATGATATAAGTTCGGAGTTTGATGGTGAAAGAAAAACATTTTTCTTAAAGGATAATGGCAACATATTTTCAATTTTATCTAAAAAGGGTTCAAATATAGATTTAAAATCTGTAATTTTAATCGTATTAAATGACGTTATACAGGTTCCAGAACAATCATATACTTTTTCTGGAGGAAGTAGAATAACATTTAAAGAACCTCCCAAAAAAGGAAATTCTTGTAGCATTTTATTCTATAGAGGAACAGATGGAATTGATGTTGTTGATGTTGATATTGAAGACACTGTTAAAATTGGAGATACTTTAAAAATAGTAGGAAATACCATTAAATTGATAGAAAAAGAAAGATTGGTTCAAGACATATTATCTCCAAATTCTGTAGAAACAAATACATACTCTTCTGAAGGAATATCCCAAAATTTTGAACTTTTGAGACCGGTAACATGGTGTAAGCAGAGAGAAGATATTAATATAAATGGTAATAGTGTCACAAAAAATAGGCGTGAATATGAGTCTAGGATTAATCCCACATGCAATTTATTGAAGAGTGTTGGAGTTGGAGAAACAAACATATTTGTAGATTCTTTAGAGACTGGATTTAATTATAAAAATGAAAATCCAACATCAATTTCATTTATAGACCAAATTGAAATAATAGAAACAGCAGATAAAAATACTGCTATAGCTACTGCGGTTGTTTCTGCTGCAGGAACTATATCTTCAATATCCGTGAATTCTCCAGGATTTGGTTATTTGGAAAATCCAACTATATCAATTTCAAGTCCTGTTGGTATAGGAACCTCAGGAAAAGCTACTGCAGTTTCTAGTATTTCCTCAGGATCTGTGTCTTCTATTATAGTTGATAATCCTGGATTTGGATATACAACTTCATCTCCACCGACAGTATTAATAGAATCCCCAAGATTTAAAAAAGAATATCTAAAAGATACAAAATATCTTGGAGATTATGGAATAATTACTGCGATACAACCCGCTTCTGTAGGTTTTGCCGTAACTGGATTGGCATTTGATCTTTTTATACCAGGAAATTCGCCATTGAAAGACTCCAGATTTACGAATCCAACTATAAATGTTAGTAGGATAAAGGAAAATTATTATTTAAAGGTATCAAATACTAATATAGGAAATACTGTAGATTCTTTAGATGAAAATGGTTTTCTTATAGGAGTAGGAACTGTTTTTCTTGACAATGTTTATCAGGTAGCATCTGTAGGAATTCATACTGTTGACGTTTTTGGTTACGACTCTTCTCCATCATTAGCAAAAGAAGTTGTAAGAGTTGTTGTTAGTATAAAGGATTATAAGTCTATGACCGGATTTGGTAGTGACAGGTATTTTGGAAACTTTAGCTGGGGACTAATAGAAACTGATTCTGTGGGATTAAAGACTTCATTTGAAGTTGGAACATCAAATGGAGTTGTAGGTCTTAATAGTACTCCGACAGTTAAAAGATTAAATCCACTGAAGACAAGTTCTTACACAGTAATATAATAAATAGTTCTAAAATTTTTAAGATAAATGTCAGCAATTATAACTGATCAGTTTAGGATAATAAATTGCGAAAATTTAGTAAATTCTATAGGATCTACTAATTCTTCATATTATACTTTCGTTGGATTGACAAATCCAGAAGATTATAGTCCAGATTGGGACAATCTTCCAGAATCTCCTGTAGACTCATTTAATTATTCTAATGACATATGGGATACAATGGTAACTTTGAAAAAGATTAATTTCAGTGATGACGTAAGAAGAGTTGTTAGAAAAATTAAATGGACTTCAGGAACAACTTATGATATGTACAGAAATGATGTCAGTAGAGAATCAGATAAGCAATCCAAACCATCGGGACAAACTAGTTTATACAGTTCAAATTTTTATGTTATAAACAAAGATTTCAGAGTTTATATTTGTTTAAATAATGGAACAAATCCAGATAACAAAACTGGAAGACCTTCTCTGGATGAACCAACATTTACTGACTTAGATCCAAGAACTCCTGGAGATAGTGGAGATGGGTATATTTGGAAATATCTTTATACTATAAATCCAAGTGAAGTTGTAAAATTCGATTCTTTAAATTATATACCCGTTCCTCTTGATTGGAATAGTTCTGAGTATTCTTTGGTTAGAGACTATGCAGGAACCAGTGGACAATTAAAAATTATAACTATCGAATCTAGGGGAAGTGGGTTGGGCGCACCAAGAACATATGCTGGAATAGATATTATTGGTGATGGTACTGGAGGAAAGGCAACAGTTGTTGTTGGTGAAGATTCCACAGTAGAATCTGTCACTGTAACATCTGGAGGATCTGGATATACTTTTGGATCTCTTGATTTATTGTCTGGTGGATTGGTTTTAGGGTCTGGATCAGTAAAACCAGTATTTAATGTCATAATTCCTCCACCAGGAGGTCATGGAAGTGATATATACAGAGAACTTGGCGCTAATAATATATTAATTTATAGTAGAATTGAAAATGATGTATTAAACCCCGATTTTATAGTGGGAAATAAGGTATCTAGAATTGGAATTGTAAAAAATCCAACCAAAAATTTTTCTAGCGAATTTTTGTCTGAAGATAAAGTCAGTTCAGTATATGCATTAAAACTTGTTGGAATTACTAATAAAAACGATTTTGAAAATGCTACTTTTGCAGATAATCAAATTATAACTCAAACAATTGGATTGGGTGTTACTGCTGTCGGTAGAGTGGTTTATTATGATAATGCTACGGGAGTTTTAAAATATTGGCAAGATAGAGCTTTAGTAGGTTTTAACACCTCTTCTTTAGATTTGGCGCCAGAAACTCCAGAATATGGATATAAATTAAATAGGTTTACTTCTTCTCCAGAATCTGGAGGATCTCTTCAGATAAGTGGAGGAAGCATAAATCTCCAGATAGATAGTGGGTTTACTGGTATCACAACAGTCATAAATAATAACACAACTTATAATCTGGGACAAAAATTTGATTCGGGCATTTCTCAACCAGAAGTTGAAAAGTATTCTGGAGACATTATCTATATTGATAATAGACCATCAATAGTTAGATCTGCCAATCAAAAAGAAGATATTAAGGTTATTTTACAATTCTAAGTAAAAAATCATGCCACAGGAAACTAATTTAAACGTATTTCCATATTTCGACGATTACGATCCGAATAAAGATTTTCATAAAGTATTGTTTAAACCAGGTTATCCTGTTCAAGCAAGAGAACTGACAACACTACAGACAATCTTACAAACTCAAATTGAAAGGTTTGGAAATTCTATCTTTACTGACGGATCCAGGGTACTTGGAGGACAGTTATCCTATAATAATAGACTAGATTATGTTATCGTAGAAGAAGATTATTTTGGAACTAACGTTCAGACATATTTAAATTTTCTGAATGGATCGGTAATTGTAGGTAGAACATCTGGAGTGAGGGCAGAAATAAGTTCTTATCTTCCTCAAGATTTATCATATAAAAATTCTACCACAATTTATGTAAAGTATTTGAGTCCAGGAACTGATGATGCCAGAAGTGAAAAGTTTTTGGACGGAGAAGTATTAGAAGTAGAAAACAATGTTCCAGATTTAAATGATGATGACGAAGATGGTATAATAACCGATGAAAATGGTATTCAACTGTTTTTATCTGCTGGAGAAGGATTTGCTTTAACAAAAAGTTCAAATTCTACAGGATTTGCATCGGCAGCAACCATAGAAACTGGAATATTTTTTATTAGGGGATATTTTGTAAGCGTTGGGTATTCTAGTATTTTATTGGACGCCTATAGGAGCAAAGGAAACTTTAAAGTAGGACTTAGAATATCAGAAGATATAATAACTTCTGATGAAGATTCCACCTTAAATGACAATTCTAATGGATTTTCAAATTTTGCTGCTCCTGGATCTGACAGATTTCAAGTATTTGCAACTTTAGATAAAATTGATCTAAATGACTTAGAAACAAGTGATTTTATTACAATAACAGAAATAAGAGATGGAGAAGAAATAACTTCAAAAAATCTTAGTCAATATAGTGAATTGGCTACAGAATTTGCAAGAAGAACTTTTGATGAATCCGGAAATTATTATGTAAAATCTCCAAATTTATCCTTAAAGGAGACATTAAATAATTACAAAGGAAATAATGGAGTATTTCCTCCAAATAGAGAAACTTATAATGGAAATGTTCCAAGTGAAAGTTTGGGAACTTACATAATTTCCCCAATGAAAGCATATGTTCAGGGATTTGAAATTAAGACTATTGGATCAACTTATCTTGATTTTGAAAAGCCCAGAACAACAAAAACTTTAGAAAACCAAAACATAAATTATTTTACTGGTCCAACATTCACCCTTAATAGGGTTTATGGTGCTCCTAAAGTAGGATTTTCTACTTATTTTGTAAGTCTTCATTTGGATAGAGTAGGAAATAATCAAGCAATATCATCAGGAAAAGAAATAGGATTAGCAAGAATTTATGATTTTGCTTTAGAGTCTGGATCGTATAGTACAGCGAATCCTGATTCAAATGAATGGGACATTTCTTTATATGATGTTCAAACTTACACTGAAATAACTTTAAATGAACCAATAACTTTAGATACTCCCACTTTTATTAAGGGAAATTCTAGTGGAGCAACAGGATTTTTAAGGTATGATACAAATAATTCGGGAATTATAACTGCTTATAATACAAGTGGCAAATTTTTAATAGGTGAAACTTTTGATTTTGACGGCATAAAAAATACAAGAATTTGTAGAGATGTAACTGCATATGGTTCAAATGATGTCAAATCTTTGTATGGTGTAGTTGGATCTGGATTTACATTTACAGCAGACATAAAACAAAAGTTAGGTCTTGATGTAGGATTTGTTTCTATTAGTTCTGAGTCACTTGGGAAGAGCACAGTATCTTCGGCAGATTTTGTTTTTTCCGGTTTAGTAAAACCAAATGATATAGTAGCATTTACAAATCCAGGACAAGAATCTCCAAATTTTGCTAAAGTTTCTAGCGTAAAATCTGGATCCCTGATAATAGAATCTGTAGAAACTGTTTCTGGAGTTTGTAGTGGAATTTTACCACAATCTCAAATAACTCCTTCAGATTTTAGAATTCTTACATCTTCATATCAAAGATCGGAAGATAATACACTTTATACACAATTACCAAAGGCAAATGTAAGCAATGTTGATTTATCAAATTCTGATCTTATTGTAAGAAAAGAATATGATGTAATAGTTACTTCTGGTACTTTCACACAGTCTGCTGGAGATAATTTAGTATTCTTGCCTTATGATGAAGAAAGATATTGTCTAATAAATCAAAATGGTTCTACAGAAGAATTAACTGCGGACAAGGTAAATACCACAGCTTCTTCATCAATAACAATAAATGGACTGGAAAATGATGGAAATGCTAAACTAATAGCAACTCTAAGAAAAACAAATATAAAGGAGAAAGTAAAAAATAAAAACACAGTAAATTCTATTATAGTATCAAAATCCAGATTATCTGGTTCAGGAATTGGAAGTACAACTTTAAATGACGGACTTGAGTTTGGAAATTATGCTTATGGAACAAGAGTACAAGATGATGATATTTGTCTAAATCAATGTGAAGTCAATAAGATTCTTGGAATATATGAGTCTAGTGACATATCAAATCCAAGACTACCATCTGTTATATTTTCTAGTCTTAGTGGTCCATCTGGGACGACAACAGATTTATTAATTGGAGAAGAATTTATTGGATCTGAAAGCAATTCAATTGGAGTTTTTGTAGAAAAAAATAGTGGATTGAATATTGGATACTCTAAAGTTACTTCTGCACAAATAATTCCAGGAGAAATATTAACATTTAAAAAATCTGGTATTAGAGCAGTAGTTTCAAATACTGTTGAAGGGAGTGTTGATATTACCGAAAATTATAAACTAAATACAAACCAAAAAAATACAATATATGACTATTCCAAGATAACACTAAAACAAAATAAAAAACATCCTACTAGAAAAATAAGAATAGTTTTTGAATCTTCAAGTTTCTTGTCAACAGATTCTGGAGACATTACAACAAAAAATTCTTACGATCAATTTGAGTATTGTGATTTGTTATCCATTAATGGAATAAGAACTAGTGATATTATCGATATAAGACCAAGAGTTCCAAAATACACAGTTTCTGAAGGAACCAGATCACCATTTGAATTTTTAGGAAGAAGCATTAGTGATACAAATAATTCTTCCAAGTTTATTTTAGCATCCGACGAATCATTCTCTATCAATTTTTCATATTATTTGCCAAGAATTGACAAGATTTTCTTATCGAAAGACGGTAAATTCCAATTAAGTAAAGGAGAACCTTCAGAAAGTCCCAAAATACCCCAAAAAATACAAAATTCTATTGAAATAGCAAAAATTGATCTTCCTGCTTATCTCTGCAATATTAAAGATGCAAAGATAACTTTGACAGATTATAAGAGATATCAGATGGCTGATATAAAGCGTCTTGAAGATAGAATTAAAAATTTGGAGTATTATACTTCATTAACAGTTTTAGAGTCTGAAACTGCAAATTTACAAATAACTGATGCTGATGGTCTCAATAGGTTTAAGTCTGGATTTTTTGTAGACGACTTTTCTACAACAAGAAATCAAAAGAAATCTGTAGGATCAAAGAATTGTATCGACATTAAAAATTCCGAGTTAAGACCAGCACACTTCTCTACAGAAATTGATTTAATTTTGGGTTCAAGTTCTCTTTCGGGAATAGGTACGTCACCGAATCCAAAGGCAGATGCAAGATTTGTTCAGGATCTTGTGGGTTTAAATGTAAGAAAAACTGGACAACTTCTAACCTTAGATTATCAAGAAGTTCCAGAAATAATACAACCATATTCAAGTCAGGTAACTAATGTATCTGCATATTCTTCATCCTTCTTTAATGGTACTTTAGAACTATTTCCATCTTCCGATGTTTGGGTAGATCAAATTAGAATAGAACCAAAATTAGTTAATGTTGAAGGTGATTATGTAAAGAATGAATTAGAGTTGGAAGATGAAGGTTTTGACCAACAATCTGGGTTCAGCCCAACAGTTTGGAACTCTTGGGAAACAATATGGACAGGTGAAGTAGTAAATAAAACTTCAGAAGAAGTTACTTTGGGAAATCAAATAATACAAGAAGACTATGAACAAGTAACAAAAACGGGAACTTCAACCAGAACAGGAAAAAGAAAGATTTTAAAGGAAGTTTTTGAAAATACTTCTTTTGGAGATCAGGTATTAGATTCTTCGGTAATTCCATATATAAGATCAAGAAATATTGAATTTACTGGAAGAAGATTAAAGCCATTTACTCAATTGTATTCTTTCTTTGATGGTTTAGATGTTACAAAATATATTATGCCAAAATTGATACAAGTAACTATGCTTGATGGAACATTTGAAGTTGGTGAAGATGTTGTAGGATATGCTGGTAAGGGTTATACACCATCCTCAGGAATTGGAAACAAATCTTCAAGAAGATGTGGACCACTCATTACTTTTAGAGCTAGAGTAGCTCAAATAAACCATAAATTTGGTCCATACAATTCTCCAACCAAAAAAGTTATAAAGAATCCATACGACAGATCTACAAATCTTCCAGACACATATTCTTCAGCATCTTCAATATTGAATATTGATACATATTCTCTGGCAAATAAACCTCAGGGAGAATATTATTCTAAACCAAACATTGGAATGGTATTAATTGGAAGAACTAGTGGAGCTACAGCAAGAGTTACTTCTTTAGATCTATTTACAGATCAAGTTGGTGATGTTATTGGATGTTTGTGGATACCAAATCCAAATGTAGATGTTAATCCCAAATTTGAAGCTGGAACTAAAATTTTCAAAATAACAAGCAGTTCAACAAATTCCCTCCTTGAAGGAACTGTAAATTGTTCTGCTGAAGAGTCTTACTATTCCGAAGGGAAAGTAGATACAGTACAAGAAAATATAATTGTAACTAGAAATTCTAGAATTGAAACAGAAGACTTCATAGAAACCTCCCCAGCTACAGAAGTTGGTGACAATGAACTTGTTGAGAGTTCAGTAATAGGAACAATAGAACCTCCATATCAACCCCCAGTAATAATAGGAGATCCACTGCCAATTCAAAATAACGGAAGATATTCTTATCCAACTTCTACACCTCCAAAACCAACAGATCCAAAACCAGTTACTCCAGAAATTGTTGCAGATAAAGAAAAGACAAGAATTAATAAATCAGGAACAAGAGTAGGTGCTGGAGCAGCAGATAGATTAAATGATGCATTAAAAGATGCAAATCAAGATCCAATAGCAAAGCAGGGAATGTCAAACACTAGAGCAGAAAGATTATTTAATAAAGCAGTAAAAGCAAATCCAGCTGTTGCTGAAAAATATGACTTTGGAACTACTGGACCATCTCCAAATAATAAGTCCAATAACAAACCAAATAATAACAATAAACCTAAAGAGCAAAAGGCAGCTCTTGATAAGAGAGCTGCTAGAAAAGCAATTAGGAATTTTGGATAAACTTAATATAAATACTTAATAAAGATAAAAAATGAAATTATTAAATCCATTAGCACAAACATTCTATGTTGAACATAGTAATGGAATGTTTGTGACTTCAGTAGATTTATTTTTCTATGAAAAAGATAATAATCTTCCAGTAACTGTTCAATTAAGACCAGTAGAATTGGGTCAACCGTCTAGGACTGTTTACCCATTTGGAGAAGTTGTAGTAGATCCTTCAGACATTGACATTACAGAATTTGGAATAATTCCAACAACTGTTACATTCCCATCACCAGTTTATTTGGAAGGAAATAAATTTCATTCCATAGTAATATCTTCCAATTCAGATAAGTATCTTGTCTGGGTGGCAGAAATGGGTCAAATTGATACTGAATCTGATAATACTGTAGTTATTGATAAACAACCCCTTAATGGGGGATTATTTAAGTCTCAAAATTCTTCTAGTTGGGTGGAAGAACCTTTTCAGGATCTCAAATTTACTCTTTACAGAGCAAATTTTAATTATCAAAATGGTAATATAAATTTCTACAACCCAGAACTTTCTTTAGGAAATGATCAAATAGCGACTCTTCCTCAAAATTCTCTTGAAATGAATTCCAAGTCAGTAAGATTAAAACTTGATCAAGAAATAACTGACATTGGTCTCAAACTAGGAACAACAATATTACAAGAAGGAGTAAATGTTTCTGGTGATTATGTGGGTTTCGCTGGAACCGCTTTGGGTCAACTCAACATAATTAATGAGGGAATTGGGTATGTTGGAGGTCCAGCAACATTTTTCAATCAGCAGTTAGTTTCAGTAACTGGATCTGGATCTAATGCTTTAGCAGATATTGAAATAGATTCTGAAGGTGTAGCTATAGCTGCTTCAATAACTTCTGGAGGCAATGGATACGTTATTGGAGATATTCTTACAGTAGACACTCTTGGCGGAAGTACTTTAGGAAGAAATTTGAGATTATCAGTTTCTAATGTAGGGAATATTAGAGAAATTATCGTAGATAATGTTCAGGGAGACTTTCTTGTTAGTGTTGGAAACAGCATTAAATATTTGGACAATTCTGGTTCGGAAGTTCTTCTTAATGGAGTTGGGGCAAATGTTTTAATAGAGACTGATGGAATAACTACTATAAATGACGGACTTAATGTAAGAGTGAATCATAGAAATCATGGTATGCATTCTCCAACAGACAGAGTAGAATTGTCTAATGTAAATGGAGATGTGGATCTTGTAAGTCTATCTGCGGATTTGCCTAAAACTTCAACAGTAGAAGTAAATGTTACGGGAACAACAAATTATGAAACATTTGAAAATTTGCCGGTATCATCTGGAAATCCGGGTTATGTAAAGATTAATGGTGAGATTATACAATATACAGGAACTTCCACAGGAAAATTGACAGGAATAACGAGAGGGATTGATTCTACTCCAATAGAAAACCACTTTGCAGATGATTTAGTATTGAAATATGAATTAAATGGGATTTCTTTGAGGAGGATCAATAAGATCCACACTCTAGAGGATGCTACTGTACAAGATCCAATTGGTTTAGATTACTATACAATAAAGATTGATACTGCAAATAATGGAATAGATAGAACAATTGGAACTTCTACTCCCAAACTCTATGTCAGAGAATCTAAATCATGCGGCGGAAGTTTTTCAAATGCAACTCAAAACATACAATATAGTTCAGTCAGACCTGTCGTCCAAACTTTAAGTTTAACAGGTACTAATATAAATCCAACAATAAGAACAGTTTCTGGGAGAAGTATTGACGGGTTTGAAAGGTCTTTTGATGATCAGGGATTTGAACCAATAAATTTAAATCAAAATAACTACTTTGATTCTCCAAGAGCTTTATTCTCAAAATTAAATGAAGAAACTGGACTTACAAATTTGCCTGGCAATAAATCTATAAATTTAAATTTGGCTTTGTCTAGTGCCGACAAGTATGTTTCTCCCGTGGTAGATCTTGACCGAACAGCATTAATATTAACATCAAATAGAACTAACAGTAGAATTAAAAACTATGCTACTGATAATAGAGTTTCTACATTAAATTCTGATCCATCAGCATTCATATATGCAACAAAAACAATATCTTTAGAGGTTCCTGCAACCTCAATTAAATTGTTGTGTAGTGCTTATGTAAATACTTTTAGCGATTTAAGAGCTTTTTATGCTATACAAAATGATCCATATGAAGAACCAATTTATGTTCCTTTCCCAGGGTTTAAAAATCTCAACAATTTGGGTCAAACTATAGATGAATCTTTATCTGATGGAACTCCCGATAGAAATGTACCAAAAGTAGATTTCTTAACAGTAGATAGTCCTTTAAATATTTTCAAAGAATACGAATTTACTGAAAATAATATAGAATCTTTTAGATATTTCAGTATTAAGTTAATAGGAAATTCTAAAAATCAAGCTTATCCACCAAGAATTAAAGATCTAAGAGTTATTGCTGTTGCATAATGAAAAAGGTTAAAGAACATTCAAACTTAATAAGAGACGAAAAAACAAATGCTATTGTAAATACAAATCATTTGGAATATCAAAATTATCTAAATTTGAAAAGGAGCAAAAAAAATAACATCAAAAAAATAGAAGATATTGAAAATGAAATGAAGGAAATGAGAGATAACATAGATGAAATAAAATCTATGTTATCTTCGTTAATGAACAATATTAAATCATAGATAGTATAAGGAAGTAATCACTAAAAAATAATGGCTCAACCATCATCCAGGCAAGAATTAATAGATTACTGTAAAAGGCAGTTAGGTCATCCGGTTTTGGAGATTAATGTTGCTGATGAGCAAATTGATGATCTTGTCGATGATGCAGTACAACTTTTTCAAGAAAGACATTTTGACGGAGTTATACAAACTTATTTGAAATATAAATTGACGCAAGAAGATATTGATAGAGGAAGAGCAAAAAGTGGCGGTGTAGGAATTGCTACAACATCTGCAACATCTACATTAGGAGATCAATTCCAATATTTTGAAAACAGTAATTTTATTCAAGTCCCTGACCATATTATTGGAATAAACAAAGTATTTAAATTTGGTGGAAGTAATAGCATTTCCAGCAATATGTTTAATATTGAGTATCAGCTTTTCTTGAATGATATTTATTATTGGAATTCTATTGATCTTTTAACATATTCAATGACAAAAACTTATCTTGAAGATATTAGTTTCTTATTAACTACAGATAAACAGATTAGATATAATAGACGCCAAGATAGATTGTATATGGATATTGACTGGGAAGAAGTCAATTCTGGGGACTATTTAATAATAGATTGTTATAGAGCATTAAATCCTACCACTTTTTCGGGAGTTTGGAACGATTCATTTTTAAAGAAGTATCTGACTTCACTCATTAAAAGGCAGTGGGGAATGAATTTGATTAAATTCCAAGGCGTTAAGCTTCCTGGAGGAATTGAATTTAATGGACGACAGATATATGATGACGCTCAAAGAGAATTGGATGTTCTTATAGAAAGGATGTCGTATGATAATGAAATTCCACCTTTAGACATGATTGGGTAATTAAAAATGCTAAATCCATTTTTTCTTCAGGGTTCTAGTGGAGAACAAAATCTTGTTCAAGATTTAATAAACGAACAAATTAGGATGTATGGCATTGAAATATATTATATGCCAAGAAAATATCTTACCACAAATACAGTAATAAGAGAAGTTATAGAATCTAAATTTGATGGAGCATATCCAATAGAAGCCTATGTATCTTCATATGATGGTTATGGTGGGCAGGGAACGTTACTTTCAAAATTCGGAATACAGGATATTGATGATTTAACTTTGGTAATTTCTAAGGAAAGATTTGAAAATTATATAAGTCCATTATTAGAAGATCTTCCAGGTGTTGAACTAACTACAAGACCAAAAGAAGGAGATTTAATTTATTTTCCTTTGGGGGATAGAGTTTTTGAAATAAAATATGTAGAACATGAGAGTCCATTTTATCAACTTCAAAAAAATTATGTTTATGAGTTGAGATGTGAACTCTTTAGATATGGCGATGAAATAGTAGATACTTCCTTTGATGAAGTTGACGACAATTTCGTAAATAATTCATACACCCAATCATTTACTATGATTGGTAGTGGAACAACAGCTACTGCTTCTATATCGAGTATATTAAATGGCGCAGTAAATCAAATTATAGTGACAAGCAGAGGCAATAGTTATACTTCAACTCCTACAGTAACTTTATCAAAATCTCCAGGAGTTACCGCTGTAGGAATAGCAACACTAATATCTGGACTTTTTGATTTTTGTTCAGATTCTAAAGAATCATCAAAAGTTCAAGGAATTGAAATTGCAAATCCAGGAAGTGGATATACAAAATCTCCAATGGTAGCAATATTTGGTGGTAAAGGATCAGGAGCAAAAGCAACAGCAACAATAGCGGATGGTGTGCTTGGGGCAATAACTATATCCAATGGAGGATCAGGATACATATCAGCACCAACAGTTAATATTATTGGTTCAGCATCTACAGAAGCATCAGCAGTAGCAACAATAACTGATGGGGTAGTTACTGCAATAAGATTTACAAATGCTGGAGTTGGGTATACAGAAGTCCCCCAAATAACAATATCAGATCCATACTTGGTTGGAGTTGGGACATATAGATTCAATGAAGTTGTTATTGGATCTTCAAGCAGTACTAGCGCTTATGTAGAATCTTGGAACTCATTAACCAATGTTCTAGAGTTGAAGAATATTGATGGCGAGTTTGTATCTGGAGAAACTATTGTAGGACAAAAATCTGGAGCATCGTATAAAGTTAGAATAATAAACATTCAAGATACTGATGATGCTTATGCTCAAAATATAGATATTGAGACAGAAGCAGATAGTATTTTAGATTTTACAGAAAAAAATCCATTTGGAACGCCTTAAATAGTTAAATACTTAATAGTAATTGGAAAAATAAATGTTTGAATATTTTTATAACGAAATAATAAGAAAAACTGTAATTGGTTTTGGAACTCTTTTTAATAGTATTGAAATTAGAAGAAAAGATTCTTCTAACAATATTTTTTCTATAGTAGAAGTTCCTATTGCATATGGTCCAACTCAAAAGTTTTTAGCTAGACTTGAACAATCCCCAGATCTCAATAAACCAACTCAGATTACTCTACCTAGACTATCTTTTGAGATGGTGGGTTTAAGTTATGATCCTACAAGGAAAGTCACTCCAATACAAACTTTTGTTTCGACAACAAAAGAAAATTCTAGCGATGTAAGAGTAACTTACATGCCAGTTCCATATAATGTATCATTTGAATTGTCTATAATGACAAAAAGTAATGATGATATGCTCCAAATTGTTGAGCAGATAATACCTTATTTTCAACCTTCATATACTATAAGTATAGACTTGATTGAATTGATTGGCGAAAAAAGAGATATTCCAATTACTTTGGACAATATTACTATGGACGATTCTTATGAAGGAGATTTTTCTTCTAGAAGAGCTTTAATTTACACTTTAAGATTCACAGCAAAAACTTATATCTTTGGACCAACATCAGGATCAGCAAATTCAGATATTATCAAAAAAGTCAATATTGGTTATGCTGCAGGACATCCTTCAGGAAATCCAACAAGAGATGTTACTTATAGAGTAGAACCACAAGCAACTAAAAAATATATTGATGAAGTTGCAACAACTCTTTCCGAAGACATAACTTTAGAAACTGGCATTTTTGAAGTTGCCGATGCTTCTCAAATAAGCAATGATTCTTACATTACCATAGATACTGAAACTTTATACGTTAAATCAAAATCCTCTAATAAGTTAACTGTTAGAAGAGGTGAGTATGGAACTCCAATATCTATGCACGTATCTGGATCCGAGGTAAAACTAATAACACAAGCAGATAATGCCTTTGTTCAAATTGGAGACAATTTTGGATTCGATGATGGATTTATTTAAACATGAGCAATAAATTCGAAAATTTAGATGAGACCTTTAATGTGGAAGAAACTATGACGCCAGCAGTAGAAGTTGAAAGTTTTAATGTAGATAGTTCAATAGACAAGTTTGAAAAAATATCAGATGATATCAAAAAAGACTATGAATATAGTAGAGGAAATCTTTACTCCATTATAGAAAAGGGGCAAGAAGCACTTAATGGTGTTATAGAACTTGCTCAAGAAACTGAGATGCCAAGAGCATATGAAGTTGCTGGACAGTTAATCAAAAGCGTCTCTGACGCTACTGAAAAGTTAATTGACTTACAGAAAAAACTAAAAGATATTCAGTCTGAAGACAATAAGAAAGGTCCAACAAGTGTTACAAACAATGCTTTGTTTATAGGTTCTACTGCTGAACTCAGTAAGTTGCTTAAGCAACAAAAAGATGATGATGAATAAATAGTAAAACGGAAGACTTTTATAGATAAATGAATAACCCATTAAAAGATCCAAAAAATCAAATCAAAAGATCTACAGGTGCTGGTGCTCTTACTCCAACTGCAGCAAAAGAGTTGGGACCAAAAGCAGTAGAGCTTCAAAAGAAAAAAGCTGCTTCCGTAGATTTACCGAAAGTAAAAAAAGAAGAGGTCATGCTTGTAGATAAGATTCTTCAAGAAATTGGAGAAGAAAAAAAGGGTCTTTGGGCAAATATTCATGCTAAGAGAAAGCGTGGAGAAAAACCAGCAAAACCTGGCGATAAAGATTATCCAAAAACATTAAATGTTGAGGGTATTGAGCAGGCTAGAGATAATGTTGGTGCCGACAAGTGCTGGAAAGGCAAAAAACTTGGTACACCTAAAACTAAAATGAAGGGTGGAAAAGAAGTTCCAAACTGCGTTCCTGAAGAGGTAGTTGCGGAAACTTGTGGTTGCGAAACCAAAAAGCATGGTGGAGATGCTGGAAAGCCTGGAAAAAATAAAAACTATGTAAAAGAAATTGAAGAATCGGTAAGAATGCCAGCAAAAAGTGGAAACATTTATTATGTAATGGTTTCCTGGAGAGGAAAGGTTTACTCCCTACAAATGTTCTTCCCATATACTGCTCGCCCTTCAAGACAAGATATTGAAAATGAAGTAAGAAAAGTATATCCAGATTGTAGAGTCACTTATTTTACAATGAGAGACTATGAGCCTGGTCAACCACTTCTTCAAGTTGAAGACTGGCAGAAAGTTAATAAGTCGGATAAAACTGATGGAATGAGTCCTGCCGCAGTCAAAGCATATCGCAGAGAGAACCCAGGTTCTAAACTCAAAACTGCCGTAACAGGAGATCCAGAACCAGGAAGTAAGGATGCCAAGCGTCGTAAGTCATTCTGCGCACGCTCTAAGGGTCAGCAAGACATGCATAACATTGATTGCTCAT